CGTCGGGCGCCGTGGCAACCGGGGTCGGAGTGGTGGGCGTAAAAGTGGTCTGATTACCGGGGTTTGTGACCACAGTGAACGCCGACTCCGTACCATCCGACAGGCGCCCCGCCACCGCATACGACGAGCCAAGTACCATAGGAAACTGTTCGTCTGTGGTATACGAAGTCACCACCGAACCGTCGTCTATCCTGGACTTCACTCTGCCCCACGCCAACCCGACGAGAATAACGTCATGGGCAAACCGCACGAGATCCCCCGATGTCACACGCAGGTTTTCGATGTCCATGTTGATTTTATGAACTTCGGGGCGAAGCTTCGCAGCCGCCAAGTGATACCGACCATCGCGCCAAGCCTGCCCGGGTTCCGTACACGCCAACATGTCTACGACTTCAAAGTCCGTGGCGTTTTCTTCCCCGTAGCCGTCGTCATAGACTATACGTTCGTCTTCCTGCCACCCAAGGGCTGGATTGATGAAACGAACTTTTAGCGCGTGGGGGTAGTCAAGGAACACCTTCTCTCCCTCGTATCCCCAACTGTTACGCGGGGAAATGTGCTGCCGGGGGATGGTCTGTACAATGTCCCTGGTGATGGTATACAGACCGTCAACTGACGTGATCCTCGCCCTACCATGCGCAGCCACGTTACGAAAAGCCTCTCGGACGGTCCCCCCTTCAAGGACGCTGTCGCACTGCCAATAAGGCTTCCCATCCGTCGCAAGGACGTCGCAAGCGTCGGCCCAGTCAAGGAAGTCGTCCAAGTTGATTTTGGAGTCAGCAATTAGACGAGCGTCGCCCTGGTATCGAAGAAAGTGTAACGCCGCCCATGCCGGGTTCCGGGAGAGTTCCCAACTAAAACTTCCTCCGCTGGTGTTGTCGTACACCGGCAGGTATGACGTGGCCACGCAGTTGATTTGGTCCACTGACCCGTTCAACTGCTCCGTAGCTTTCATCCGAATGGCAATAAAGGACAGACCAGTTTGGGTGACTGGAGCATCATCCTTCTTCGAACGAAGGGCCGTCCAGGACGTATCGTTGAAGATGTTTTCAGCGACATTGTTGGTGGTCGTCCTACGTACCCGAACGTCATATTGCCCAGCCGCTGGAGTGAGGAACCGACCGCCACGGCGAACAACTGACGACGTGCTATCTGTTATTGTGATTTGCCCATCCACGGTGAAGCCTTCTTCAGCGTTATTAATCCATTCGGCTTCCACCCACGTGTTGGCTCCTAGAACAGAATATTCTACTTCCATCACAACCGTGTCGGGGAAGGGGGTACCTTCAGTGGCATGAATAATACGTAGTCCTGTCGGACAAGCAACATCTACACCGATTTCTGTGGTTTCAATTGTTGTGACTTTCCCAACCCACCCCTCTGATGTGGACGTCAAACTGGTCCAGTTGCTGGTGTCTCCAACGGCGTCGGTCAGTCGACGGACACGAATATCGTACACGCCGCTAACAACGGAAAACGTGCCTATCGTGTCGTAGCTTGCAGCCGTGTTGGCAGTCACTTCGATGGCGCCGTTGACGGCAAAGTCACCGCCCGTACCGGCAGTCCACACGACGTCCTTCCAATCGGCCTCGCCTACGACGGAGTATTCGACCTCAAAATTCACCGTAGCCGGGGCGGGGTCGCCAAGACCACTGGGGAAGTTAATAGAAACGATGCCAATGTCGGTATCGGCTTCAGTAGTTTCCTGGACCCACGAATCATCGCCCGGGAGAGCCGTGCCCACGGCAGTCACTACCGTCGTGTCGGCCTTAACAAGCGACGCATTGAAAGTGTCTTCGTTGACGTCCCGGGTGTACAACGTGATGGCGGTGTCGTCCGACCACCCCTCGCGCACTTCATATTCGACTTCGGCAAACGACGAAATAGCCGAGTCGCCAATTTTCAAGTCGCTGATGTCCACCGGGCCCCATCCGCAAGTGAGCAACAGGCGAAGGTACTGGTCGTTCCCTTGGGGCTCCGTATACGGAACAGCCGCCATGACCGGGTACAGCTTCCGGCGACCAACCACCCGGGGGATCGGGCCGTAAGGGATATAGCGGTTGCTGGTGCCGGTGAACGAAAAAGCGGGAGTGGACATGGCAGACCCGCCAAAATTCTCCCTGCCAACAGGGGTAGGCACCGGCAACATAGCGTTTATGGCCATATTGCCAACAACCGTGATTGCCCCACCGATAATGGCCGCACCAAGTCCAAAAGCTGCTGACGTTGTAACACTTGCGCCCGTCGCAACAGCTGTTGACGCCCCAAGTGCCCCACCAAGGCTCGTAGCAAGCCCAGGGGCCAGATATGGCGCCACAATCGAAAGGGCCACAACGGCAATCATGGCCACGATACGGAACGGACTCTTTCCCCCGCCACCCCCGCCACCTTGGGGGCGTACAAAGATGGACACGACGGCGCCCGCCCGGGGCCGTACACGGCGCCAATACTCGACGGGAATAGGTACTTCGTTGATGTGCACCCGAATAAACGGGGCGTAGCAGAACGACACGCCCGACGCGTCCACCAAGTCAGCAACAGTGGGTCCCTCGTCCATGAACGAACAGACCGGGGGCCCAGAGAAGGGCTGGCCGCATACGATTTGGTTAATGCTGTCAGGCGCCAGTTGGAGCATACCGGTAGAACCCCTTAATTTTGTTTCGCCAGAGTATCGAGTCGTACCGCTCAACGACGGCGTCACACCCCCTCTCCAAGTGCAGCATCATACCCCTTGCCACGACCACGCCAACATGAGAGGGCACCCCGCACATGGTCAACCAGACCCCGTCGCCGCACTGTTCTTCCCCGGGGGGAACTTCTACCCAGTCGCCCGCGTTTGCCAGCATCAACCGGGCGATTTTTTTCGTGTCCCGGTTGGACGACCAAGTTTCGCCCGCAAACAGAGGGACACGGATATCGAACTCATTGAGACTGACCAGACACAACAGGCCCCAACAATCGCAGCCGCTGGCGTCACGCCCATACTCCACAAAGGGTATACCAACGTACTTCTTCACCCAATCTGGCAACAGCTTGTTCATCCGAACAGCCCCGGGAATTTGTTGGGGGTCATCGTAAAGGTGATGGGTTCGGACAAAATGTCTTGGAACACAAGGTCACCCGAAATAGTGTGGGCAGGATAAGTGGCCCTTCTCAGGGTCAACCCGTCGAATTCAACCTCGATTGTGTCGGGCTGACTGGCAAGGATGACCTGCAGTTTAACTGTCGGCGGGGAAGAGATTGTGCGGAGAGTTTCAACTATCGTCCTGTCAACGCCGTCGATGGACAATCGGGCCATGGGCTGACCGTCCATGGGCTCGTCGGGGAATTCCACGTTGAATGGGAACCCCTGGAACAAATTACTGTTGCTAGTGATGTCCTCGTGATTGTTTACCACCCTGATGGGGGCGGTCAAGTCGGCGTGGTCGATTTCCACCAAAGTCAACCAGACTTCAGCCGTTTCCTGGGCATTGGTTGACTCTATGGCGGCTTCGGAGAGAGTACGACTCACGGCATCGCCTCCAGGGCCAATTGGACTTCCCACAGTGGGCTAGCCGGGGACCATTTAGGCGGCTTAAGAAACCGAAAAGTCGTTGTGGTCCCGGTACGGGGGAGTTTCCAGTCAAAGGGCAGAGCCCCCCCACCAAGGGTCGTAACATAGAACGTCCGGAGGGTCGCCACTTGGGCCGTCGTCATGAGCTGCTTACCAGGGATGGGCACGGGTGCCGCTGTGAAACGACGGCGTATCTTTTGGGCGCCCGTCGACATTTCTGACCTGATGACTGTGTCGGGTGCCGCCTCAAAATGCCCAGCCTGTTCCAAGTCCTGGGGGAGACTTGCGGGCCACGTCGCGTTTGCCATTTATCCCCTCCTTGCCGGGGTACGTTGGACCCCATAGTTGTTAGCTTGGGCCCGGTCAAACGAACCGTCCGAAAAACCCTTGTTGATTTCGGCCCTGATGAAAACTTTGATGGCCTTCATGCCGTCAGGGCCCGTGGTCTGTTCCACTTCTGTGTCAGGCGCGTTGGCGCCCCGTTGGTCAAAAATCTGCACAACGGTGGATCCCCCGCCGCCGATCCCAAGTTTACCGCCCGGGCCCCGTTCCAGGGGCACGATAGCTTCGGGCCCGCTCTCGCCCATAAGGCCAGACCGCCCACCAGACATGGGGAACATCACCGGGCCATTAACCAGGGCACCCCCGGCAAACGGGACCACGTTGCCGTGGTTGAACACGCCACCCTTAGCAAACGGCGTCCCACCAATATCGGCGCCCGTGGGGCTCACACCCGAACCAGACGCCATGGTACCCGCTAGAACCTTACCAAACAAACTGCCCAACACCCCACCAAAGGAGCTGTGCTCACCGCCGCTCTGGGCCAGGAAAAAAGCCTTTTGGGCGGTTTCAAGGATGGTGATGCCAAGTTCCATCAGGGCCTGTTTAGCGTCGAACGTACCCCTGACCATGCTGCTGGTCCAACCGTCAAAAGACCGCCCCAAATCATCAAACACGTCGGCCAGTCCAGTGGCCTCACGCTGGGCATCTTTCAACTGTTGCGACACGTAGCCCTGACCTTCCGCGAATTCCTGGGCCGAAATGAAACCGTCGTCGTACGCCGCCGTCAACATTTCGATGTCTTCTCGGTATTGACGGTTTATGGCGAGGACCGGGTTCATGTCTTCAAGGATGTCCCGGGCGCCGACACGGTGTTCTTCCCGTAGTTTCATTTGGGCTGTGCGCAACTTATCGACTTCCTTTAATTGAGCCTTTGTGAGCTTAACCGTTTCTTCTGTCGTGCCCCCCGCACCGCCACCAATATTGACTACAGTCTGTCCGCCCGGCCTTGGAGCGGGCATGGCGCCGATGACGTCAATTTGACGTTGAACGGCTTTAGCCTGTTTGTCCAGTTCAATCAACATTGCGGAAGTGGCTTCTCGCATTTTGCTTACACCAGCTTCGTTGGCGCCCGACGCTTCCAACGCATTCAATTCGTCCACGATCTTGTTTTCTTTGTCGCGGATTCTCTGCAGTTCCTGGCGTAATTCGTCCAAGTTTTTAGAAGTCATGCCCGCAGCCTCTAGAACGACATCCAGAGCTTCGGGGGCGAAGTAACCGCCAAGAGCGCCCGCCAAACCACCAAGTCCCGCGCCGATGGGCCCGCCTACCGCCGCGCCGACTGCTGCTCCCTTGGCCGCGAGAAGGACGGAGAGCACTATCCGCAGGAGCTTGGTCAACTTTTCTTGGAGTTTGTCGACGGCCTCGCCAATCCGGTCAAAAATCGTCTCGGGCCCATTGGTCGACGCACTTAGACCCAGGAAGTTTCGAAAATTCTGGATAGCTTCAATCACAGACTGGGAGAAGGCTTCACCTGCCTTTTTCATCGACCCAAAATCGCGATTTACAGCGTCAAGAACCTCCCGGATCATACCCTTAAGGAAATCAAATAAACCCGCATCCATGACGGTCTGCCGGAATTGGAACCACCTATCCGACAGCATGGACATCAAACCGTCCCAAGTACCGGATAAACGATCAGCCCCACCCTTCAGCCGGTTGGTGGCGTCGTCGTCCCACATGGCCAAAATGTGCTTACGGGTTTCCGCTGCCGTAATGTTCACACCTGCCTCGAAACCCAACAAAGCCCGAACACCACGCTCCCGGAACCTATCGGCACTGTTAATGCCCGCCGCAAAGGACCGCTGCAACTGCTCCGCTGTCTCTCTGAATGTCAGCCCAGTAGCCGCCGCGATGTCACCCGTGATTTCCAGGAGTTTGTTCATTTCGTCCACGTCGTTGGTCACAGTCAACAACAGACCGCCAGCCTGTTGAATTTCTTCGAACGTGAACGGAACTTTGGCCGCGTACGACTGCATGAGCTGGAAAGCCTTCCCAGCTTTAGCCGAAGACCCCGTCAAAGCAATAAGACGGAGCCTTAAAGTTTCAGTCTGCCGGGCCACATTGATGAAACTACGCACAACCAACGTGGCACCCAGGGCCAACAAGGCCGACTGCAGAGAAAACACCATGCGCATGGTGGTACGTAAGACACGCGTAAAGGCCGACGCCCCCCGTCCTAAGACTGAGAAGGCCCGGGCCCCTACTCTACTTATACGTTCGAGCCTGTTTTCCGCCTCTTTTAAGTCAGCGGTGTTAACTTCAAACCCGATTTCTGCTATGTCAGCCATGTTTTGCCCTTTGTGCTTCGGACTGGACCCGCAACCACGTTATATCGAGCCGCCGAATGGCGTTGATCTCCCAAATATCCAAACGATGACTTAGAACAGTCATCCAAGTCTGGATGTCGGCATACGTCAGAGGGGAAGCACCAAAACCGGAACCGCCCCTTGACGCATTAAGGTCCAGAAAGGCGCCCCACACGAACTCCATGGTGTCGGGGAATTGGGGACCATCCAATTCTGCTGGGCGGTCCCCCGTTTGCCTCTCCACATCTTCCAGGATTTCCCGCTTAGACGTTTTGCCATCCAGAGACACGGCCAGTTGGAATTCGTGTTCTGCGAATTCCTCCAAGTCGTCTATGGCGTTGGCGTAAAATTTGCTTGGTTGGCGATGCCGTCCTCCACCTGCTCTTTAATCCAGGGGTAGGTCGTGAACAACTCCTTAACTTCAGACGCTGAACACCCCGGCTTGACACCGTTGACCACCAAGTTCCAGGAAATGACGGACTGGGCCAACCGGTCCAGGTTCTGGGCTTCGAGCTGTTCCGCCGTCATCCCCAGCGAACGACGACTACCACGTTGGGCCTTAACGATATTCCGGTTGAGAATGTCGTGTTCGATCTTGCGCATTACGGCACTGTCGCGCCCGTGCACTTCGATGAACATTTCCTCGCCCTCGTCGTCAAAGAGGGCTTCAGAAGTTGCGGGGTGAAAGAGAGGAATACGAACGACGTCCTCCAGGACGCCAATGCTGTTGATGTCGGTCATGTTAAACACCTATGTCGGGTGGATGTCGGGTGGGGGTGACACTGTCCCGACGCCCAGCGTCACCCCCTTTCCGCGTGATGCTCCAGTCTGGGAGCCCGGAGCCAACGCGAAACTTAGGACTTGGTCAGCTTGAGGTTGGTTGTCTGGACCGTGTCGTAAATGCCCACGAAAGGCAACGTGATGACACGGGATTGTTCGTTGGCGACAGGCACGTCGGCGCCGTTATACTTGACTTCGGGGATCAGGAAAGTGTACGTGTTGGCCGACCCCGGGTCAGCAATGGCGAGCGTGAGCGTGGACGCCGTTTCGTTGAGGAACTTGTTGATCAGAACGGCATCCTGATAGTACGCCGTCAAAGTGCCTTCGACCACGGCCCGGCCAAATTCCAGTTGCGGGGTACTGTCGGACCCAACGACAAACGTCGGCGCCAGAGAGTTTGTCAGCGTCAAATCGACGCTGGCCACGATGGCGATGGTCGACCCACCCTCCGACAAAGTGCCCGTATAGCTGTCGAACGGCTGATTGGCACTGGGCGCCGTGGGGGTCGCGTCCAACGGCGCCACCGCTTGAGTGAGATCCTTACCGACCATTGAGAAGGTGGCGCCGATCATTTGATTCGGGGCGATCGACAAAGACATCGACGACACGCCCAGACCGGCAAACTGCCTGTATTGGGCGATGTCAACGGCGGCATCTTCGATTGTCATAAATTTCGGCGTGGTCCCGATTGACATGACACCGGAACTGTCCAGCGCGCTGAAGAAGGCGCTTTCAAGCAAGTCGTCGAAGTCGTCGGCCCGAAGGTCAACGACGACATCACCGACAACAGACCGGTTTCCGTGCCGATCCACACGGGGGATACGATCCGACCTGATTTCGTTGCCTTGGACCCGTTCCTTCGTCAACGAAAGGGAATGGGTATTGAAAGGCAAGACAATCATTGAAGGCGACGAGGGAGTGACGCCAAACGTCGACTCCACAACGTACCTAAGTTCACTGCGACTACCCTGGGCGAACGTCATGCTAGTTACTCCTGTTTAGGCGTACGTGTACCACGAGATTGTGACAGACACGCGATACCACGGGTGGTCTGCTTGGCCCTGGGCACGTTCAGACCAGTTGATTCTGGCGACGGTGGAGCCAGAAGTGAAAGAATCCCCGGGGGAATAAGAGGAACGAATGGCATCCGCCAGGGCGTCAGCGTCAGCAGCCCCATCACCCTCCGGGGCGAAAACGTCCACTTGGAACAGACCGCTGTACAACACTTGGGGAGTAAGGCCCGCCGTGGCTGGCCGTTGCTCCCCGGGTAAGAGGGTCATGCGAACCCAAGTCGTGCCGGGGGTTGGGTTGAACTTGACGTTTTCCCATGCACGATTAGCGCTGGACGGGATGCCAGACACGTTAGCTATTTCGCCTTCAAGCGCTGCCCTAAGAGCATTAAAAATCGTCATCGCTTTGCAAGTCTCCTAGCTACACGTTCCGCTATGGCCCGGGCGTCGTTGACGGTTGTACGCACGAAACCGTTAGGGGCTTGTTTCGACGTCCCCGTTTCAACTATCGCCGCGTACCGGGCGCCGTTGAGAACATACACTGTGTCCCCTATCTTAAGCTGGCTGATTTTCAGTTTTACTTGACCCGCCGTCGTCCTGCCGCCCTTATCAGCGGCGCCGGAAAAGAAACCCGTGGCGGTGTTGAGCGCCGAAAACCACGAACCGCGCAAAAACCCAGTGTCAACCGGGGTCCTCTTAATGACTTCTTCGGCCAGCTCCTGGGTGACTTCCTTAGCAAATGTCTCAAGGGACACGCGGCCATGCTTGGCCAAATCCCGAAGCTGAATAGTCTTTCTGTTGTATTTGAGCCGTAGTTTGCTCATTCCCTCACCTGACAGCCGTACCCAGCCACCTGCCCGCTGGGCTTAACCACATCCACGTTGACTATCCGAACGGTGTCGCCCTCGCCAAGCAACCTATCACCGGGCTGGGGCGGGTTGACCAAAGCGACACCTGTCGCCCCAAATGGGGAAACAAGGGCGTACCTGTCGCCACGCTGGACAACGGAACCGTCAATAAACCGTTCGGCGTAATTTTGGAACGCCACCTTGACGGTTTCCCCTGTCGTGGTGGGCGCCCCCGTGGTACCCGTGGCTGGGTCGTATGCGCCCTCGGAAACCCGTTGCAGAGTGATGCTCTGGCCCAGATCATTCAAAAGAGCCCGTACGTCCTGCGCCATCAAGTTACCAGTTGACATCGTGCTATCTCCAACTATGACGGGGCAGAATTTTCCCCTGGTCTACATGGTCAACAAGAGGCGCCAAGAACTGCAGGAACTCCACCAACCGGGCTTCGCTCAAACCCTCGGACCGGAACCCCAACTCTCCCAGGGTGTTGGACTCAACTTCGTAGAAATGTTCCTCTTGTTCCACTCGGGGGTTATCAAGATGAGCTACAGAGACGTTTAGCCCCATCTTGACCCCAGCACTTCGGACTAACTCGGCCAGCTCCCTTACGCTGTGGAAAGATGCCAATTGGTTCACTATACGAAATTCCCCGGGTATCGGCGGGTTCTGGGCCAGCAGCTTGATACAATCGACACAGTCCTGTAAGTGGAGATATCCCCGCTTTTGACCGCCCGCCCCGTAAACGGTCAGGGGCAGTTCAGATACTGCTTCGGCCACAAAACGATTGATGACAGTCCCAAACACGTCGTCGTAAAAGAAACTGGTACCAAGTTTGGTACCAAGAGTAGTTTCGTTGGTCGTGACGCCGTAGACCGGTCCTTGCATGACGTCCGTGACCCGAAGACTGTGTATCTTTGTGTAGAGCCACAGCATATGGGTGTCTTGCACTTTAGTCACGTGGTACAAACTGCCGGGCTCGGAGGGGTATAAGAAACGGTGGTGTCGCCAGGCCTTCCTGACGTCCAACCAACCTTCGTTGATGGGTACGTTTGGGGTGCCATATTCGCCCATCGTGCCCAGTTTAATGACGTGTGCGTCAGGGGCAAAGTTGATGACCGCGTGGGCTAAGGCCAGCGTCCCGTTGAGGTTATTATTCAGCGTGTGAAAAGCTTCGACGTACCCCAACATGGAGAAGGGCGCCGAAGGCATTTCCGCTAAATGTACAATGACTTCGGGGGTCACTTTAATCAACAAGTCACACAAACTGTCGTAATGGAGAATATCGAGCACGTGCCAGTCTATTTTAGCCCCGGTAGCCCGCTCAAAAAGAGCACTCCGAATTTCCATAGTGGGACAATCCTGGAGTGGCCCCCTTTTATACTTCCGAGCAAGGGTCCTCTTACTGTAATCGTCCACGACAGTAACATCGTGGCCGTCAGCAGCAAACGACATGGCCAAAGGCCAACCGGTGTACCCGTCGCCGCCCAATACTAAGATACGCATCGAACGACCTCCTCAACCGGAGGGGGCACGACACGGGACAAACGATCGATCAGAGCCGGGAATTCGTCAATCAACCATTGGTCGTACCGGGCCCTGTCGTGGGGGATAGTTGACTCGCCGTTGAACGTCTTACGGTAGACCCCGTCGTGGTTCCCACGGCCAGTGGTCCAGTGATCATGGCGAAGTTGAATATCGGGGCGATAGACTAAACGGCCTAAATTCCGCCCAATGTCCATCCAAGCCCTGTCCACCATAGTGTGAAGGAAGCCCAAACCAAGCGACCCAACAGCCCGGGCCAATTTCCCGCCAACTACAAACTGGGTGGCCATCGCCACGCCGTTGTTGCAGTCGTCCGGATAGGCCACATTCCAATCACCCGCCGCCAGGGCCAACGCACAGTCCCAACCAAACGTGAGGGGGACCACGTCGTCGTTGACTATGGAGTAAAAACGAGCGTACGGGTGGTGGTGGAAATAGTCGTCCATCCGCCCACACGTCTCAAGCTGTTTGGGGCCCACTTGAAGGCGCCAGTTATGGGGGACCCTCACTGAAGAGTAATCGCCCCCGTCGGCGCCGTCAACAATAATCAGGCCCGGCATAACCATGGCCGTTATTTCACAGGCGTCCAAAAAGGTCTGTAACCTGTCAGGACGTTGTCGCGTCGGGACAAACCACATCCAACTTCTCCTTTTTCTTGTTTGCGTGTGGGAAAGGAACGCCAACCGGCACGGGGCACCCCAAGAAGGGGCAAAGTTTCTCCCATCCCTCACCGGCACAGACGTTCATCCTCAAAATATCACGTGATCGACGGTGGAAATACCGATCGACCCCCAGTTTGTGAGTTTCATTAACCCGGTGAAAAATTGCCCGGTCAAAATCGGCATGGTGGAACGCAGCCAACCACGCCCTTAGAGCCAGTTCCGTTTCCGGGCGCACTTTGTACGCGGACGACACCGAACGAAGCCACGACTTCATGTCGCGATAAGTCCAAATGAAACGCGTCCCCGGGTAGGCCACGTCAATTACGGG